GCTAGTGCTTTAGACAGAATCAACGTTGCAAGACTAGTAATTTACTTACGTTCGCAGTTTAACAAACTTGCTAAACCTTATATCTTTGAGCCAAATGACAAAATCACACGTGATGAGATTAAAGCACAGGCAGATAGTTTACTATTAGAGCTAGTAGGACAAAGAGCATTATATGACTTCTTAGTAGTATGTGACGAAAGTAACAATACTCCAAGTAGAATTGATAGAAATGAACTTTACTTAGACATAGCAATTGAACCAGTGAAAGCAGTGGAGTTTATTTACATTCCATTAAGGCTTAAAAACACTGGTGAGATAGCAGGGCTTTAATATGATAAATACTTACAAGCAGGAGATATTATAATGGCAATTTCAACACTAAGCAAAATTACAGTACCTTTGGATTCTAGCTCTTCAGCTAGTAACCAAGGTTTGTTGATGCCGAAACTACAATACCGCTTTAGAGTGAGTCTTGAAAATTTTGGAGTATCAACACCAACAACAGAACTAACTAAACAGGTTGTAGACGTAACAAGACCTAACGTAAGTTTTGAACAAATTACAGTAGACGTGTATAACTCACGTGTATACCTAGCAGGTAAACACACTTGGGAACCAATTACACTTAACCTACGTGAAGATGTTTCAAACAACGTACAAAAACTTGTTGGCGAGCAACTACAGAAACAATTTGACTTCTTTGAACAAAGTTCGGCGGCGTCAGGTAGCGATTACAAATTCGTTACAAGAATTGAAATATTAGACGGTGGTAACGGTGCTAATACAGCAAGTGTACTAGAGACATTTGAATTGTATGGTTGTTACTTAGAGTCAGCAAACTACAATAGCTTGTCTTACTCTACTAACGATCCAGTAACTGTTGCACTAGCGATACGTTATGACAACGCTATCCAAAGCCCACAAGGAACAGGCGTAGGAACAGCAATCGGACGTACAGTTAACACAGCTATTACAGGCGGCGGCGCTAGTTAATAACAATAACAATATTTCCTGAAGTATATAAAAAGGGTGTCTTTAATTAGGCATCCTTTTTTTTTATCTACGCACTTAATTATATTAGATAAATATTAGTATAAGAGTATGAGGAATACGTAAAAATGGCAAATAAACTTAACGGTTTTTTAAACAACTTAGTAAGCGGAGCATTGAGTCCTAAAGGAAACCTAGGCGATGCGGCTCACGCGGCAAGACTTTATGTTGATGATGCACATAGATTAAGTCCTAAATCTAAATTTCTTTATCATGTAACATTTAATTTAAATCCAGAAGCTGTAGCATTAATTCCTCAATTAAAAACACAAGAAATTAATATGCTTGTTAAACAAGTTGACTTACCTAAGTATCAAATTGCAACAACGCTAAAACATCAATACAACCAAAAAAGAAATTTACAAACAAGATTAGATTACGATCCAATTAATGTTACATTCCACGATGATAACTATGGTCAGACAACTGCTATGTGGGAAGCATATTATAGATATTATTTTAGAGATGGAAACTATGCAAGTGTAGATGGTAGTTCTAATCCTAACACTTCAAACGCGGCCTACAACAGAGGTAATACGTACCAAGGTGAATTGTCAAATAGTTATAGATACGGAATGGACAATGATAGTTTCAAACCGTTCTTTGAAAGTATTCAAATTTATCAAATGTCAAGAAAGCGTTATACTTGTTTTACTTTAGTTAATCCAATAATTAGTGCTTGGGAACATGATAGTTTAGATAACAGTTCAAGTGAGACAGTACAAAATTCAATGACAGTTCAATACGAAACTGTATGGTATGCTAGAGGTCCAGTTAAAGACGGCATTGCTCCTAAGAGCTTTGGTAGTGCTAGTGGACATTATGATCAAACACCAAGTCCTAATTCATTAGCAGGTGGAGGAACATCAAGTGTGTTTGGCATTGGCGGCATTGCAGGAGGCGTAGCAGATGTCTTTGGAGACATTAGTAGCGGCGCGGCATTTAGTAGTCCGGCAAACTTTTTAGGAACAGTATTAAAAGCAACTAGCATTACACAAAATGCTAAAAATTTAGGATCAGAAGGATTACGACAAGAAGGATTTGGTATCTTAAAAGACCAAATTGGCAAAGCTACAGGTATTGATGTTAGTGGTGTTGCAAACGTTGCATTTCCTAAATCAAGCGGACTAGGTGGAAACTTTAGTACTATTGCTACAGTTGCAGGAGTAGCTGGATTAGCCGGCATTGCTTCTGGAAAAATACCAAACCCACTAAGTAGTGTTACTAACTTCTTAAGTGGTAATAAAGGTGCGGCTGATTCATTAGCTAAAGCAACAGCATTTAAGAAAAGTCATATTAACAATGGAGGCAGTCCAATACCGCAATTAATAACTGCGGCATACAATGCACAAAGTGAAGCAAACAAAGTTAAAGCACGATCACAAGCTATTGCAAATGCTAACGGATCAAGCCTAGACTTTACATAGGAATAAATTATGCCATCAACGCCAACAAACTTATACGGTAACCTTCCTGCAAAAACAGGAGATAGTGCTACATCAGTAAAACAATTCTTTGATCAATATTATACAAAACCGTTTGAATTTTCAAGCAATGAAGTTGATGCAACAGTTGGGTTCTTTGCTAAAAGAGGGTTTGATGAAGTTAGTGCAACTAGTGTTGCTACTATTGTTATGCAACAAGCAAAGATAGACAATGTAAAAATATTTGAATTATTAGACACTCTAGGAGGGTTTGATGATATACAGTTGAGTACTGTAATTACAGAAATTTTAAATTATAATAGAGCAAAAATTAGTACACTAGGTTATAAAGTGGACCAAGCAACTAATAAATTAGAAACTAGAAACATAGTGGTATAATGCTATGGGTAAGTTTGCTCAAGGTCGCTATTCATTAAAGTTTCCTGAAAAATACTTAGGTACAAAAACACCATTGTATAGAAGTAGTTGGGAATTTGCATTTATGAAATTCTGTGACGAAAGTCCTAGTGTTAGTAAATGGGCAAGTGAAAGTGTTAAAATTCCATATAGAAATCCATTAACAGGCAAGCACACAGTTTATGTTCCAGACTTCTTAATACAGTACAGCGATAAAAATGGTAGACCACATGTTGAACTAATTGAAGTTAAGCCTGATAATCAAACTATGAAAGAGAATGTTGGACGTGATAAATGGCGTCAAGCACAGTATATCCAAAATGTTGCCAAATGGGAAGCCGCAAGAGCATGGTGTAAACAGAAGAAAATATTCTTTAGGGTTATAACCGAAAAAGACATTTTCCACTCAGGCAAGAGAAAATAGGATAAATAATAGTAGTATATAATGGAAAACCAAAATGACTAAAAAACTAGAAGAATTACTCAATTTGCCTGAAAGCCAAGAGATTATTCAAGAAGAAAAGTCAAAGTCTAACAATGTAGTTAAAGCAAGTACTGACGAAGACTTTAGAGACATTGCAGAACTTGATAAGATTACTGCGGCATTACCAGCTGTAAAAGGTCTAGGAGAATTAGCAGATAAAGAACTCAACGAGATTGCACTAAAAGCTACTACAGCATATGACGACTTAATGGATTTAGGCATGAACGTGGAGGCAAGGTATAGTGGCAGAGTATTTGAAGTGGCTGGAGGAATGCTTAAAACGGCTCTCGATGCCAAAGTTGCGAAACTAGATAAAAAATTAAAAATGATCGACTTGCAACTTAAAAAAGAAAAGCAAGACAAAGACAGTGGATTTGAAGATTCAGGACTTGTAAATGGCGAAGGTTACGTAGTAACAGACCGTAATAGTTTGCTTGAAAAATTGAAAAACATGGATAAATAAACATATAAGGAACTGATATGAAGACATTTGCAGATTATTTAACAGAGTCTAAAAAGACTTATAAATTTAAAATTGGTATTGCCGGAGAGCTACCTGAAGGGTGCATGGACACTATGGAAACTGCACTACAGAAGTTTGGCGTTATTAACATGACTGATTGCAAACGTACACCAATTACAGAACGTCCATTAGATTTTCCTCAATTACAAAATACAGAAGTTAACTATTGCGAAGCTGAATTAGCATATCCAACTATTGCACCAGTAGTAGCAGAATACCTAACACAAACATGCGGACTACCAGAGTCACATTTAATTGTAAGAAATTTAGATGCTCCACAAGAACAGTATCAAGATGCAGAATACAATAAAGTTTACGAGCCAAATTTAGGAAGCGATTTACCAGAATCAGATCCAGCAGTTCACAAGACAGTAACAGGCGAAAGAATTATGGGACTATTAGCAGAGTTAGAACAAGCACGTAAAGAAAGAGAAAACGATCCAATTGGATCTGTTGCAGTTAACAAAGAACAAATTCAAGATATGGGCGAACCAGGTAACACTAGCCCTATGGGGAGCAAATAACATGAAACTAGAAGACATTTATAAAAAAATTGATGCACTTAACGAAGCGGCATCAATGAATATTTCATTAACAGGTGATAGTCCACAAGAAGTAGGCGAACTGTTTAAGGTATTAGGCGATAAAGATATTAATCCAGCACCGGCACCAAGTTTAGGTATGCGTGGTGACATTGAGAAATCAATGGCGGCAATTAAAGGATTAGACGAGCCTATGGGACCACCAAGCGACATGGATGATCTTAAACCTGGAATGCAAAAAGCACCATGCAAGATTTGTGGCAAGCAACATATTGGTGCAAGTAGTTGTAATGATAGTGTTGAAGCAGAAGATTATGACAATAGCCCAGATGAGCAACACCAAGATACTAAGTACATGACTAAAGATTTAAGTGGTGGACTTAACAAACAAAAAGGTTCTTACCCAGCAACAGCTGGAGGTGACAATCCAATGTCACTTGAAGATGAGATTAAAGAAGAACTAAAAAACAAATATGCCGAACTAATGGGCGAAGGTAAATGTCCAGAATGTGGTAAAAATACCAAGAAGAAGCTAATGGCTTGTTCAAGTTGCGGCTGTAGTTAAGAATAATAATAAAGTTAAAACGTCAAACTCAATACCCGCTCCGGCGGGTATTTTTTTGAGTAAATAATAGTATGGCAACAAAGAGTTTAGATGGTGTCTTAACAAAAAAGGCACATACCAGAGATACATATACTGAGGCGCAGATTGAAGACCTACGCAGATGCATGGATCCAAAAGATGGATACTTGTACTTTGCTAAGAAGTTTGCATTCATTCAGCACCCTGTAAGAGGTAAATTATTATTTGATCCGTTTGCATATCAAGAACGGTTACTACAGAGTTATCACGACTTCCGTTTTAATATTAATATGTTACCAAGACAAACTGGTAAAACTACTACTGCCGCAATTTACTTGTGTTGGTATGCTATGTTCCATCCAGATCAAACTATTCTAATTGCCGCACACAAATACACAGGCGCACAGGAAATTATGCAACGTATTAGATACGTGTACGAAATGTGTGCTGATCATATTAGAGCAGGAGTAACAAACTACAACAAAGGTAGTATGGAATTTGAAAACGGTTCACGTATTGTAAGTGCTACTACAACAGGAAACACAGGACGTGGTATGTCCATATCATTACTATACTGTGACGAGTTTGCATTTGTTAATCCTAATATTGCAGAAGAATTTTGGACATCAATATCACCTACACTAGCAACAGGTGGTAGAGCTATTATTACAAGTACACCTAACTCAGACGAAGATACGTTTGCTATTATTTGGAAAGAGTCTGCAGATAAGTTTGACGAACACGGTAACGAATCAGATATTGGTAAGAATGGCTTTCATGGATTTACATGTAGTTGGGACGAACATCCTGACAGAGATGAAGAATGGAAGAAGAATGAAATTGGTCGTATTGGTGAAGAAAAGTTTCGCCGTGAGTATGGTTGCGAATTTTTAATCTATGATGAAACACTTATTAATAGTATTAAGTTAGCATCAATGGAAGGCAAAGATCCAATACTTAACATGGGC